TGGAAAGATGAGCATGGTAATGCTAGTGTGTTTTATTCAGAGCCATTGACCCTTGAAGAAAAAAACATAATCTTTAAAAAGTCTAGTAACTTTCAAGATTTAACTGTCCTTGTTGATTTACTTATAATGAAACTCCAAGTCAAAAATGACAAAGGAGAGATGGTAAAAGCATTTAGTCCTGAAGATAAATTCGCATTAAGAAAAAAAGCAGATTCAAATGTTATATCTACTATTGCCAATCAAATACTTGCAGATACTAATTACGAGGAAGCCGAAAAAAAGTAGATAGCGACCCTGATGTCAGGTCGCTTTTAGTTATAGCAGATAGACTTCACATCACTATTCAACAAGTTCTTGATATGCCAATGAGCCATTATAATCTTTGGTTAGCATACTTGAAAAAAGAGCAAGATGAGTATAAAACCAAACAACAACTAGCTGAAGCAAGGAAATATAAATAATGGCAAATCAAAAATTACTTATTGATATAATAGCAAATGATAAAACCAAACGTGCATTTGGTAATTTACAACAAGGATTAGGAAAATTAAAACAATCTGTATTCAATCTAAGAAATGCTTTTTTAGGTTTAGGTGCTGGGTTAGTAATTAAAAATTTAGTTAATACAGGAAAAGAAATAGAAAATTTAAGAACAAGATTAAAATTTTTACTTAAAGATACAAGAGAGGGTGCAAAAGCATTTGACAATATGTCAGAGTTTGCATCAAGAGTTCCTTTCTCATTAGAAGAAATTTCAAGAGGTTCTGGTATTTTAGCAACTATTACAGATAATGCTGATGATCTACAAAAGATGTTAGAGATCACTGGTAATGTTGCGGCAGTGACAGGATTAGATTTTAGAACAACTGCAGAACAAATACAAAGATCATTTAGTGCTGGTATAGGTGCGGCAGATTTATTTAGAGAAAAAGGTGTAAGAAATATGCTTGGTTTCCAAGCTGGTGCAACTGTATCTATTGAAGCAACAGCACAAGCATTTGAAAGAGTATTTGGAAAACAGGGTAGATTTGGAAATGCAACAGATGAATTAGCAAAAACATTAGAGGGTACTTTATCAATGATTGGAGATAAAGCATTTAACTTTAAAAAAGTATTATTAGATGCTGGTTTTTTTATGCAGTTAAAAAGAGAGTTTGGAGAATTAGACAAATTTTTAGTAAAAAATGCAGAAACTATTGAAAGAATGGCAATTGGTTTTGGAACAACACTTGCAAAAGCAGTTAGTGGTATCGCTGACATTTTTGTAATGCTTAAAAATAATGTAGATACAGTAATAATTGCTTTTAAACTTTTAATAGCAGTGAAAATTATTGCATTTATGGTTTCTTTAGGAAAAGCAATATTTACAGTTTTAGCTGGTTTAAGAGGTATTGTGTCATTATCAGGAGTTGGATTAGCTTTAGTTGCAGGTTCTGTGTTAGCAGTTGCAAAAACATTCGATGTAATGAATGATAAAATAAATGATGTAACTAATTCAATATCAAAAGCAATAGATAAAAATATAGCTTTAAGAGATACTGCAAGAGAATTAGCAATATTAAATAGAGAATATAAAGAAACATTTGATAATTCACTAATAATTTTACATGAGTTTGAACATGAATTGTCTGTTGCAATTCCATCAGCAACACAAAAAGCAATAGATAAATTTAGAGAATTAAATGAAAATTCTTTAGAACAACTTAGAAAAAAAGTATCCGATATTAGAACAATGATAGTTGAAGGTCTAAATAATGGTATTACTTCTTTTTCAAATTCATTAGCAAGAGCAATAGTTTTAGGAGAAGATTTAGGTCAAGCATTTAAAAAAATGCTTCAAAATGTTTTAATACAAACTTTATCTGTTTTAATTGAAATAGGTATAAGAATGGCATTATTAAAATTTTTTGGAATAGATTTAAATAAAGTTGAATTAAATAGATTAAATACAGAGAAAAAAATAACAAGCGAAAAGAAAAAACAAGTAGCTTTACAAGCCCTACTATTAGCTATGGGCGGTGGTGGTGGTGGTGGTTCTGGCATACCATTTTTTGACAAAGGTGGTGCAGTATCAAAAGATAAACCTATTGTTGTTGGAGAACGTGGACCAGAACTCTTTATACCAAATTCAACAGGTCAAATAACACAATCTGCAAGAGGAACTGGTGGTGGACAAACAACAGTTAATTTTAATATTAATACAGTTGATGCTAGTGGTTTTGATGAATTACTTGCTAGATCAAGAGGAACTATAACACAAATAATTAACAATGCAGTTAATGAGAGAGGGAGAGAGTCGTTAATATAATGTCAGGTGCTTTTCCAATATCTAATTCTAAATTTCAAACAATGGGTATCAGGTCTATCCAAAATACAATTATATCTAAATCACAATCTGGTAAAAAACTTTCAAGACAAATAGATGGTCAAAGATTTGGATTTTCAGCTAGAATAATAACTGCAAAAAGATCAGATGTTTATGGAGAACTTATGGCATTTATTATTAAACAAAGATCAGGTAAAGAAAATTTTACAATAATTCCACCTGAAATAGAAGATGCTAGAGGTAGTGAAACAGGAACAGTATTAGTTAATGGTGTTCATGCAGTAGGAGATACTACGATTGCAATGGACGCATTTGCTAGTGATGGTGCTGGTCGTTTTAAAGCTGGAGATTTTATAAAGTTTGCATCACACGACAAAGTATATATGGTTGTTGCAGATGTTACGTCATCATCTAATGCGGCTACTGTAACAATAGAGCCACCTTTAATAACTGCATTAGCAGATGATTCAGTTGTTACTTATGATAATGTTCCATTTACTGTACATCTTACTAATGATGTTCAAGAATTTGGTACTGTTGGTGCAGATAAAGATGGTAATTTATTATATCAATTTGAGTTTGACGTAGAAGAATCTTTATAGTGAAAAAGTATAAAATAACTCACAAGATAACTGCCGATTTTATTGCCGAAGCTATTGTCAATGAAGATGAAATTGATAGTAGTACAAATGATTTAAAGGATTACAAGAAACCTAATAGCAAATTTGAATATACTATGTTAAAAGGTTCAGAAAGTATAACACAAACAACATACGAAGAATATGAGCAGAAGTCTAACGACAGCAGTAAAGAACGAATTAGCAACAAATGATATTCGACCAATACACCTTATTACTATTGGTTTTGGTACTCCTGTCAATATCACTGATTGTTCTTTTCCGATAACATCTTCTGTATCTGGTAGTAGTGTAACATATAGTGCTAGTGATTTTATACTAGGTGTTTCTAATTTTTCTGAAGAAACACAATTAAGTAAATCAAGTATATCTTTAAATTTATCAGGTGCAGATCAAACATTTATTTCAACTGTGTTAAATGAAAATGTAGTAAATGATTCAGTAGATATTTTTAGAGCATTTTTAAATGACTCTAATGCAGTAATAGCTGACCCTTTTTTATTATATAAAGGTCAAATAGAAGAATTTTCAATACAAGAAACTGATGTAGAAAGTATAGTTGCATTATCTATTGTATCTCATTGGGCAGATTTTGAAAAAAAGAGTGGTCGTAAAACTAACAATACATCACAACAAAGATTTTTTAGTTCAGATGTAGGTATGGATTTTAGTTCAGAAACTGTTTTAGATTTAAAGTGGGGAAGACCATAATGCCATTTAAAAAAATATTTAGAGCAGTTAAAAAAGTTGTTAAAGCTGTAACAAAAATTTTTACAGATGCTATTTCATGGCTCACACCAAAAGTTGATATACCTGATTTCGGAATAGATGAATTTGATGATTTTGAGAAAGGCATACTACTTAATAAACAATCAAATGACGCAAACATACCTGTCATATATGGAGAAAGATTAGTTGGTGGTACAAGAGTATTTTTAGAAACATCTGGAACAGACAATACATATTTATATATGGCTATTGTTATGGCAGAGGGAGAAATTAATTCAATAGAAGAAGTAAGAGTTGATGATAAAGTTGTTACATTTGCATCTTCACTATCAGATGGAACAGAAGTAGAAGTAGGAAGTGGAGATAGTAATTTCTATAAAGATTCAGCAAGTTTAATTAGAATACAACCTTTTTTTGGTACAGATAATCAATCAGCATCAAGTTTATTATCTACATTATCAAGTTGGGGGTCAAACCATAGATTAAGAGGTATTTGTTATTTAGCATTAAGATTTAAATGGAATCAAGATGTATTTAGTGGAATACCAAGAGTTCAAGCAAAAATAAAAGGGAAAAAAGTAGTTACATTAAATTCAAGTTTAGTGGAGTCTAGTCCTACATTTTCAACTAACCCAGCTTTTTGTTTATTAGATTATTTAAGAAATTCAAGATATGGAAAAGGATTAGCAACATCAGATATTGATTTACAAAGTTTCTATGATGCTTCTGTTGTTGCGAGTACACAAGTGACGCCCTATTCTGGTGCAAGTGATATAAATATATTTGACACAAATGCAGTATTAGATACTTCAAAAAAAGTTATTGAAAATGTAAGAGAGTTAGTAAAAGGTTGTAGAGGATATTTGCCTTATACATCTGGTAAATATAAATTAATTATTGAAACTACAGGAACTGCATCAATTACATTAACTGAAGATGATATTATAGGTGGATATAATTTATCTTCTCCAAATAAAAACGATAGGTACAACAGAGTTATAGTTTCATTTGTCAATCCTGATAGAAATTTTCAAGTAGATGAAGTTCAGTTTCCACCAATAGACGACAGTGGATTGGCAAGTGCAGATCAACACGCAACAATGAAAACAGCAGATGGTGGTTTTTTATTAGAGGGTAGATTTGATTTTAAAACACTGACTTCTCCATATCAAGCAGAGGAGATGGCAGAAATAATTTTACGAAGATCAAGAGAAGCATTGTCTTTAAGTATAACTGTTAGTTTTGATGCTTATGATTTAGCCATAGGAGATATTGTGGCAATTACACATAGTTCATTAGGATTTTCTGCAAAAAATTTTAGAGTTCTTTCAATGTCTTTTAATGAAGATTTTACAATAGGTTTAGATTTAATAGAGCATCAAGATAGTCATTATACGTGGGCAACAAAAACACAGGTAAGTTCTACACCATCTACTAATTTACCTAATCCAAACAATATACAACCACCAGCAAGTGTTACATTATCTGACCAATTAATTGAATATAATGATGGAACTGTAATTGTTGCTTTAGATGTATCTATTGGTGCAAGCCCAGACTCATTTATAGATTTTTATCAAGTAGAATATAAATTAAGTACAGATTCAGATTTTATTATTTATGCACAAGGTTCAGGTTTAAATCACAGAGTTCTTAACGTAATAGATCAATCTACTTATGATGTAAGAGTAAAAGCAGTAAATGCTTTTGGGGTATCATCAAGTTATGTATCTGCACAAAGAAAGATTATTGGTGCAGTAGAACCGCCATCAGATGTTACAGATTTTTCTTGTAATATTGTAGGACAAGAAGCCCATTTAGGTTGGGAACAGATTAGCGACCTTGATCTAGCACACTATAATTTAAGATTTAGTGAAGCAACAGATGGTAGTGCTGAATGGCAAAACTCGGTTGCTTTAATAGAAAAAATATCAAGACCAGCAACATCAATATCTGTACCAGCTAGAACAGGAACTTACCTTATAAAAGCAGTGGATAAATTAGGAAACTTTAGTT